CAAGAAATTGAATTTTTAAAAACATTGCACACTTATTTCCATCTCTTAAAATTTCAAGTGATTTTTCAATAAACTCTTTTGCAAATTTATAAGGTGGATTTGTAATAATATCTCCGTGCCATGTCTTGTCGTATTGCAAAAAATCAATTCCGCTATGTCCGTAACCTCTATCAATTAAATCACTACTATAAACTTGATAGCCTTGTTTAATTAGTTCCTTTGACAAATGACCTTCACCACAAGCATTTTCCCAAATCCATTCATTAAACTTTTCTAATTCACAAAGTAGTTCAATCGCTTTTGGATCGGTTGCGTAAAAATCATTTTCTTCACGTTCTTTTTCGGTATGACTTGAAGCTCCTAATGTTTTGAAAATACTGTTTTTATTTCCAGTCCAGTCTTTATCGGAAGTACTGCCACTAACACTCGTTTTGTGCAATGGCGGAGTTTGGTCTAAATTTAATGTTTCTTGCATTTTTGTATGTTTAGTAATTAATCGGAAAGTCAGTCTTTTTTAAACCGCCACTGACACAAAGCGAGGGAACGTTATGGGCAATTGCAGGAAACACCCTGCTAATCGAAAAGCCCTTTTTGTTTTTCATAATTTGTTATTAATATTTCTGTTCTACGATTTTTTAAGTTTTTCCTTTCGCCAATAACTATGACATTTAAACCTCTTTCTTTGGCTTGGTTAAGAATAAACTCATTATCAAATTCACTCATTGCAAACTTACACCCAGTAGCTTGTAGGCAATCAAATAAATCAATGCTATCTTGTTCAGTAAATGAGTTAGAATAATTATCATTAGTCCCTAAATATGGTGGGTCACAATAAATTAAAGTGCTTATTTTTTCTTCATCATTACGAAAAGATATTGAGCTAATAAATTCTTTAAAATCATAGTTAGCAAACTGAACATCACTTATAAGTTTTTCGGTTTTTTCTAACGCTTCAAATATTGGTTTTTTATGGTTTTTTAAACTTAAATGTATTTTATCGCCAATGCCCATCCAAGTCATATTTGAAATTAATATAAATCTAATTGCTTTTTGTATTGGGTCGATTTCTTCGTTTGTTTTCCAATATTCTAAAAGACCAGAATGAATAGGCATTTTATAAACTGCTTCTTCAAATCCTATTTTATCTTTTTGAATAACTTGAAATAAATTTACCACTTCACAATCTAAATCATTTACAATATTATACTTCGCTTTACGTTTATTAAAAAACATTCCTCCAGCCCCAAAAAACGGCTCAACATAGATTTTGTGGTCAGGAAAATATGTGATTATATCTTCTGCTATTTTACTTTTATTTCCTAATCTTCTTAAAATCATAATTACGTTTTGAATAAAACCACCTCCGCTAACAGCGGTTTTAAGAAATGGCGGGTTTAGTGATTAATTTAAACATTGTGTTTGCTTGGTTTGTCTTGGCTCAATCGAAAGTTTAGGCTTGTCAATCCGCCACTTCTTAAAGCCGCAAAACGTTATACGCAAGCACTACATTTCGTTTCCAAAGAGAGTTTGCGGTTCAAAATTTTTATTAAAATCTGCCACCCGCTTTAAAATAATATCGTAATACTTTTGTTCTTTTTCCATTACTATAAATTGTCGTTTCGTATTTAAACAAGCTATTGCAGTTGTTCCACTTCCTGCTGTGTTGTCTAATACCAAATCATTTTCATTCGTGTACGACTTTATCAGCCATTCAAACAAATCAGTTGGTTTTTGTGTTGGATGTATGCTTTTTGTTTTATGATAGGTTGGGATAGATATTATACTTTTAGGATGTTTGTATTCATTATCTTCCCTATTGGTTTGTTTAGAATTAAAATTACCATAAACTTCATTTATACTAATTGTACTTCTTCCTATTTTAGCCAATCTTTTAAACTCGTCAATAGTTCTTTTTATCTTTTGCGGATTATAAGTAGGTTGCTTTTTATAAAATAAAATTATATCTTCATGACAAACCATTGGGCGTTTATTTGCAAGATATGGCGATGTGACAAAGTTTTTATCCCATACCAAAGTATATCTGAATAATTTAGAATTACTGTTGATTAAAGCAGTTGTAAAAGGCTGTGAAGCGGTTAATACTATCGCTCCGTTCGGTTTAATTATCCTTTCGTATTGCTCCCAAAGTTTATCAAATGGAATTATAGTGTCCCACTTGCAAGCTGTTGTTCCGTAAGGCAAATCACAAAGTATCATATCAATACTTCCGTTTGGAATATCCTTCATAAGTTCCAAACAATCTCCTAATAATATTTCTTTTTTGCCCTCGCTCATTTTAATAAAAATTTTGTTTTGTGTTTCAATTTAAGTTTATCGTTTAATCAACCGTGCCAGCGTATAACAGCGGTTTTGTGCTATTTGCCCCATCAACATTTGTGGTAACTTGAAACTTTGTGCAAGGGGCAAACAGACACAAAGCCGCCAAACGTTAGCAGTTCGCCCCCTCAAACCTACGAAAAAGAACCGAAACGGCAAAATTGGTTCCTAAAACTCCCTCACATCCAAACTCCCAAATTGAACATCGCCCTCCATCTGAACTTTGTCCGTTAGGTTGACGTAAATTGACCGGGTTCCACGCTTTGCAGCAGCAATATTCGGATTGACCGTTGGTATCGGGGACCAGTCAAGGGGCATATCTTTGAGCCATTTCAGGCACGCCCGTAGATTTTCAACCTTCTCCGGGTTGTTTGGTGTGTACCAATCCGATAGGTTAGATTTTGTCCGATGATCCCATTCAAAAAACCACACGCCCGATGCACCGGCTACAACTGCCTGTGCCGTCAGGTTTAACATTTGGTCCCGGCTATACTGAATGTTGGCGTATTGCGGAATCGTTACCCATGTGGGCCGAAGTTTGACTGACTGGCTGGTAATGTCGTAAACCACTCTGCCGCTGGAATAAATATTGCACATGACTATATCCGAATACTGTGATGCTTCGTTTATCCGGCTGAATTGGTTCAGGTTCACTATTACCGGAACCGTTGGATTGGTAGCCTTGCAGGTCCAATAGTTGCGTTCCAGTCCGCCAAATAACCCGGCTCCTTCGTCCACTGCATACCACGCTATGTTTGATTTACTCAGGTCTGAAACGAACTCCAGATTGCCTTTACTGGCCTGATACCCCATTCTAACCACCGATTGAATGCCCAACTTCTGGCATGAATCAAGGTAGTAACCGATGGCTTTATAGTTCCGGTCCCAGTTCAGCACTGGAAAGTCATAATAGGCTGCATTGGCTCCTAAGTCCCTTACCCGTCGCAGGTCAGTGCTATTAACCGCATACACACCCGAAACAAAGGATTTGGGAAGCGTTGGCTTGGTTGCGGCCTTATACCTTGTCAATCGGTGCTGAATGCTTCCTGCGCTTACTATGAAGGTCCATGAACCGTTCTGGTATTTCTCTGGGTCAAAGTAGAATTTTAATAGGCGCTGGCTCAATGTGGTGATGGACAAAGTGGTCTGTGATCCGTTCGGGCTTTCCTGAATGATTGTAAGTGCCTTCCCGATATAAGAGCGGTCAATTCGATTCAGGGATATGTAGGCGGTGTCCGGGTTGAGTCGAGCCTGGCAATCAAATCCGGCTGGTAATGTTGGCGGTTTGGAGTTGCACCAGACTTTTATCCATCGGCACCTTCCGGGCATACCTTTCAAAAAGTTCCACTTGTCGGTAGTTTGTTGAGGTGAGCCAGATACGACCGTCTCCCGGTTTATATCCACTATGCCATTGATGGAAGCAACTGATCGGCCTAGCGTATCGTATCCGAATCCAATGGTTACCCATTCGTTTTTAGGGATGGTTCGCATTCCGTTTACCTGGTCAATTGATCCATTCCAGAGGTAGTCAACCTTTATTTTTCCTGTGTTCATACCCCATGCTCCGGTGCCTGGCTTGGTCAGGAAACAACCGGCTACGGTGCTGGAATCTGTTTTGACGTTCATTTCCACATAGAAGCCGCCCGCCACGTTATACGCATCGGGAATGTAAAGCCCATCTTTTGCTGAGAATGATCGGTCGTATGGATTGTATGTTACGCTCGAACCACTCCACCCGGAAACGCCCTTGATCTTGGTTACGGGGTCGGGGGTGATTGTGAATGACTGGGCGTGGCAACCAATTGTGAGTAAAACAAGTGCGGCCCCAACTCCCACTTTCCTCCATCCTTTTTCGATCAAAAAGGCAAGTTTATCCAGCGATGTCGTGGCTGGAACAT